TCACAGGAACGAACCTCCCGAGGATTTTACCAAAATAGTTTTGTGAAAAAGGATACAATATGAATAAATATGCACTGAAACCGTATAAATATGCAGTGAACCTGAAGCGAAAATCGGGTAACAAGAGCTTGCGACAGGGTAATGAAATGATTAGTGAGAACGATAACATGTATCACCGCGTGAAAGCGGACATTGTTCAACACCTAAGACACACGGCGCATAAAAATGCAGAATCTCTGGATAATCCATTCTGTGAAGAGCGACCTTGTACTGTTAATATAGTAATTCATCCACCTACGGCAAGGAAAATGGACCCACCCAACTGGAATCCAACGGTTAAACCGATTATTGACGGTCTTGTTGATGCCGGGGTCTTGGTTGATGATAACTACAACGTTATTAAACGGTATTCCTTTGAGATGGGTGAATTATCAAATGAAAAAGGTGTATATCGAATTGAAATCACTATTGAGGATTGGAAATAGGTGAATAAATATGGCAAATACGAAATATCATAAACTCTGTTTGCCGAATCTCGAGACAATTACCGAGCATCGAGCAGCTGGGGCCAGCTTCGATGACATCGCAGAATTTCTCGGGGTAAGGAAACAGACAATCTTGAATTGGAAGAAACAACATCCGGAGTTTGCTGAAGCCATTGAAGAAGGCAACAAGCAGATGGGTGAAAATATTGAGTGGACAGCAGCCCATTCACTGGTTGATAAACTCAAAGACCGCATGGTATTGACTGAGCAGATTATTGAAGACGGTGTGATTGTCAAGGAAAAACGACAGTTGCTCAAGGCTGACACAACGGCAATCATCTTTGCTCTGAAGGCTCAGAATCCGAAGACTTGGGACCCACTCGGTGTTGCTCGTGTGAAAGAACTTGAGAAAAATGAGGACGTGAACAAACAAATCTTGGACACGTTGCAGAGCTACTCACCTGAGAATTTTGCAAGTGACAAAATTAAGAAAATTAGTTAATCGTGGAGGATTTACAAAATGGCAAATTATTATGACTTCAAATCACGCGTTTTGAATAACGGATATGACTTAGATGGAAGTTACGGCTGGCAGTGTTGGGATGGCGCCATGCTCTGGGTAAAAGAGTTAACTGGTAAGGTTTACAACTGCACACTGACAGGATACGCTGTTGATATCTGGAACAACCGTTACAATAGTGGAATCTTAGACGATTTCGATGAAGTGTACGATTTAAAACCTGGTGACGTGGTAGTATTCCCTGAAACATCGTGGACACCATACACACATATTGCGATTTTTGATAGCGACGCTGGTAATGGTGGTGGATATTTCCTTGGGCAAAACCAAAGTGGTATCCCTGGTGAAGATGGTGGAAAAGCGTTTGATTTGATGTGGTTCCCATATGAAGCAACGTGTGACACTGCATTCCGCTATAAAGGTTCAAGTGGTAGCACTAGTGATTCGGGTTCTTCTGACTATGAGGAAGCTGAGTCAAGCGGTAGCGCCAGTGAATGGATTCGCGAAGACGGTATCTTCACTAGTAAATACGTAATTAACGCGCGAAGTGATGCATCAACAGACGCTGACATCGTATATACGTTCCCAGCAGGTTCTGAGATTCAATATGATTACTACGCTTTCAAAAATGGGTATGTCTGGATTTCACAACCACGTGAGGACGGCGGCTGGTGGTACTTAGCCACTGGAGAGGCCGAGAATGGCCGACGAACTGAGCCAGCTTGGGGCACGTTTGAATAAACATGAATAAAACTGGCCGCAATAAAATTTTGTGGCCTTTTTTTGATGACGAACTTACCGTTCCTATAATATATATGTAACTTAGAAAGGTATTTATTTTATGAAGTATCTGAATGAATTACTCGAGTATGATAAAGAACACAACGTGAAACATTGTGAAGCCATTGAACGAGCATTCCTAAAGCATAAACGTATTCATAAAAAGGCGCTTGACGGTGAGTACATTTATAAACCAGAGGTTGTTGAATCGGCTATCCATTTTGTTGAAAAAGAGTTTTATAAAACAACTGGTGAACTGGATTTAATCCAATTGCAACCGGCTCAAAAATGGTGGTTTGAACTTTGGTTCGGGTATTATACAAAAGAGGGTCATATTTTAATTAATGAGACGTTCCTTAACATCATTCGTGGTGCTGGAAAGTCAACCATTCTTGCAGCTGTTGAAGCCTACTGGATGCTGTTTGGTGGGAACTACGGTGGAGAGTCTTGGGTCATTGCCTATGATAACAACCAGGCAGACCATGTGTTTTCACAGGTACGTAATCAGATAACAACAGGTGATGGATTGTTGAAGAAATTGGGTGATGCTGGACAATTACGCACAACCAAAACTGGTATTTTGTTTGAGCCATTAAAAAATGAATTTCGTAAGGCAACGCACGACGTTTCACGTCTTCAAGGTAACAACACGAGCTTAAACGCGTTTGACGAAGTGCATACCTACAAAGAAGATGTTATTTCCGCGGTAAATAAAGGTAGTCGTCAAAAACAAAAATCATGGCGCTCTATCTATATTACGTCCGGTGGTATCACGCGCGGTTATTTGTATGATGATTTGATTAAACGTTTTAAGTCTTCCGAAGAGTTTGAAAATGATAGGTCTATCGGTTTGATTTATCAATTAGATTCAGCCAAGGAAGTTCGTGACGAATCAAACTGGACGAAAGCGGCGCCGATGATGCCTGGAGGGCTTCCAAAACTTGAAGCCGTACGTGAAGAATATCAAATTGCATCACGAGATAACGCACTGCAGTTGCAATTTCTAGCCTACAATATGGGTGTAGCTGTTAAAGATAGTACCAAATATATTACACCTGAAGAGTATGAGTGCACGGATTATGATTTTGATGAAGTTTGGTACGGTGCAGACGTAGTCGTTGGAATCGACTTATCATTGGTGGGTGACTTAACCGCCATTACCTTTATCACTGAGAAAAGTGGAACCGTGTATGCACACTGTGAAGCCTTGGGGTCTAGAAATACGCTCAGTCAATTACCAGATGCAGTGGCGAAACAACTTGAAGTGATGCCGAACCTCACACTCACTGATGGAGCCTATATCCTGGCATCTGACGTATTTGAGGTATTAAAGGATTTTGTAGACCGCACTAATTGTAATCCGACTTTTATTGGTTATGACCCGTCACGCTATGAAATACTAAAAGGGTTAATCGATGATTATTTCTTTGACGTTGATAATGAACGTCAAATGAGAATAAAACAAGGTTTCGCCATGTCTGATTATATCAAACTCATGAAAGAGAAATTGAAAGATAAATCTCTGGTTCATAATAGTGAAATATTAAAATGGAGTCTTAAGAATTTCGGAGTTCGTGTGGGTACATCAGGTGATTTGATGGCCATGAAAATGAATGATTCTGAAAAGATAGACCCGGTCGTGGCACTCGTTATGGCACTACAAACAGCCGTTATAAAAGGATTTTAAAAAACGTCATTCGAATGACGTTTTTTAGTTGCGGAAAATTCAAATTTGTGATATAATAAAGGTATTGAATAATAATACAAAAGGAATGAATAATTATGATTGAATCTGCATTACATCAATTGTCACAATTATCACCAGAGCAAATGAGTGTCTCTATGTTAGCCCTTGCAGTCTTCGACTTGTGGACTGGTGTGAGTTTGTCAATTAAAATGAAAACAACATTGTCCAAATCATTGATTAAAGGCTTCATGTTAAATTTAGTCATTGTCATCTCACCACTTGTCTTGAACATCTTGGCACACTTGCAATTTATTGCAAATGAAAAACCAGACTTTACATACATTAACATCATTAGTCTATTGATTACATTAGCGTACATGGCAGCGTCTGGAGCATCTGCCATTGCGAATTATTCTGCAGCCTATCCACAGAGTAAAAACTTCTTGACGCAAATCGCTTATAAATACTTACCAAATGAAGTCCAAACTAAGCAGGCAAAACACGGAGTATTACCAGCCGAAGAAATCGTGAAAGACATTGTTGATAGTGTACAGCCAAAACCAGAAGATAGTGAAGATTTGGTTACAGTATCTAGACCAGGATTCGCTAAAGTTACATTACCTAAATCATTAGTTAGAGACACCAAAGGTGCAACTTTAGTTGAAGTGCCAAAAACACCAAAATCAGAAGTTGATGACATTATAACACCAGCGACAAGAACGGGTGATGAAATTGCAGTCACAATAACTGGTTCAGGTGTTGAAGTTACAAAAGGTGCAGCTTCGACATTGGCTCCAGAAGTTCCAAAGGATGAAAAAAATGACGAGTTACCTCGTGGATAATGAAGAAGAAGTAAAACCACAAGGTATGAGAGGTACGGGTTTCTATTCCAATAAAAAATGGATAGAAGTCCGGGACTTCATAAAACGACGGGACAAAATGACATGTCAATCTTGTGGCGAGCCAATAACTGGGCGTTATATTGTCGACCACATCAAAGAGGTCAATGAAACAAACGTTCACGATTGGTATATTGCATATAATCCTGAAAATCTTCAATTATTGTGCCAATCATGTCACAATGCTAAAACATTTTCGACAGTTGGCACGACGAATGAAACATTCTGGTAGGAAAGGAGACCATGTATATGGGTATTTTACAATCCGTCGTAAAGATGTTCACTGGTGATATTGATGTGAAAACGCAACAAGTCACATGGAATGATACCACGGCAAATTATACCAGTGCCTTCATGGCATCAGTTGTATTATTTATCGCTCGTGAGTTTTCAAAATTGACGATTAATCACCGCATTTATAGAAAACAAACCGACGGTTCATATTTGACGTCAGACAAACTTGGTTCAGCCGAGTTCGAAGTGTTAAATTACAACCCGAATGGGATGAGAACGAACGCTGAATGGAAACGCGAAATTATAAGACGTTTGATGGCTGGTGGTAATGTATATTTGAAGCCAATCCGTAGAAATGGAATTTTAGTATCGTTGGAATTCACAGACATTGCAACGTATGAGAAGAAACCGGACGACATCTTGGTGATTACTAGTCCGATTTATTCTAGCAAAAATTCATCGCTATACGATAGAATTCTGAATAATATCGCTACTCAACTAGATTCTAATAAACTTCGCGGGTTCTTGAAAATCAATGCCGCGATTTCATCACAAAACAACAATTTCAAAGACGTGGCCTTGAATCAATTGAAGGCTATGCAAGATGTTGCATCTTATAATGGATTGGGTGTCTTAGATGGTAAATCTGAATTAGTTGAATTGAAGAATGACTATTCAACGATTCCACCTGAAACAGTATCTATTATTAAACGTGAAATTTTAAATGGATTTGGATTCTCTGAGAGTCTCTTAACGGGTGAATATACCGAAGATGATTACCGACATTTCTTTGACAACGTACTTGCACCAATCGTGAATGAATTCCAGACAGAGTTGACGTACAAATTATTGACAACTTACGCGCGCATTAACACGGGTGATAAACAATCATTTGAGCGAATCGCAGTATCTGTAGATGCCTTCAGGTTCGCTGGTGTTAGTCAGTTAATTAAATTGGCTGCTGCTAATACAAATGGCGCATATTTAACAGTTAATGAGGTCCGCAAATTAATGGGATTTGACCCGGTAGAAGGTGGAGATGTATTCCGAACAAATCTGAACTCAACAGAAATATCATATGACGGTAACGACGGAGGTGATGAATAATGCCACGAGAAGTTCCAGATGTAGCCATGTTGGAAGGTAAACCAACCATAAAACAATGGGTTACAACGAGTATGAAGAACGGTATTCGATTGAACAGTCAAAAATTAATTGATTTTGCTGAGCAAATCGACAAAAAAATAGATGACAATAAGGAATCGACGAATTACTCAATAACAAATATCAATAATCGTATAAGTGGTTTTGATAACAAATTAGAAAATATGAAGACGCAAATAGGTGGTGTATATTCACAATTACCAATCAGTAGTTTAACAAAACTGTTTGGTGTTGATAAATTACCTTATTCGTGTGAACAATTTGTAACATCACCTGGTGGATTGCTGCATTTCAATTTTTTAACAAAGGATATGCCGAGTCTTAGTGATGTAGCCCCAAAAGCTGGTGATTTCGATATGATTGCGAATAAGAAATCACGTAAATCAAAGACATCGTATGATACCAATAAACAAACATTTGGTAGTGATACAATGCCAGTGTTCGCAGGTTATCAACGATGCTCAGACGGCGGTTATAATATATTCTATATGTTTGGGCCAAATAGTTACGACACTGTAAAAATGGCAATTTTGAAAAATAGACAAAATTACACAGATTATGGAGAAATAATAACTAACCCATCAAGCGTAGCTGGTATAAAATTGCCTGATGATACACCCGCAGCATTTTCTGTAATTGGAAAACCACTCGATGAAGTTACTTTGAAACCAATCACTCAAAAAGGTGGTTGGGTAGCATCATATTACGCTGGTACTAGTGTGGATACAACTTTGTATTCTACATTGATTTATGAGCCACGCAACGGTAGTTATTATGACGGGCAAAAAGTGTTGGAAACCTTCATGGATGTTTCAGTGTATGGTAACTCCGAGTATTCTGATAATCAATACAAATTACGTAGATACTATATGAAAATCAATCATATGTATTTGCGGGTTACCGAAGCCAATAACGATGCAAACAAAGTAACAACTGTATACCACATAAGACTGGATACGTAATATGAACGAAATCAAACAAACACTAGGTCTAAAATATTTCGGAACCACTGATTATGAATCGGCATTATCAGTGATGGCAGCTTCATCCATACCGGTTCGCCGGTTCTGGATTGAAGTGGAAATCTATAATAAGAAGAATCAAGGAGAACAATCATGACTCTTAAAACCGAACAATTCAAATCAAATCAAAAACCACGCTGGACAAACGGTAAACCAGCCAATGGCGATAACTTCGCGCAATTCATTGACGCAATTGCCCAGCTCGTTGAAGACACGGGCCTTGAAGCGCTGAACGGTGCCAAAGCAGTTATCCCAAATGACGCGAAAATTAAAGAGCTTGCTAAAGCCGTATTGAATACAGAGGCTGACTTCAATGGAACTGCTTTAGCTCGTAAGATTACTGAGGCGGCTGGTCGTCCATTCAATTACGATACCGACGCGAAAACGAAAGTTGCGTCTGACATTACAGAACGACTAAAAACAACCGCATCATATTTCTACACTTGGAAGAACAATCAACTAACTGTAACCCAAAATGGAGCGGGTGCAGCGGTAACTTTGACAGCCGGTGCAAACTTCATGGTTGATACTGGCACTGCTAAATATTCAGCAACACCAATTACGGAAGATAAGACAGTGTTTGAGCTTACTCGACCAGACGGTGGGCGTTTGGTATATAACGTAGGTAGTAAAACAGTAACCGTAGCAGCTAACCTCATTGGTTAATTGAATATATATCATGTATATGTGGAGGATTAACAAGATGAATATCAATAGTATTCTCGTAGATTCGAACAACAACAAAATCGAAACAAACACGTTAATCCACAATGCAAAGAACGATAAAAAAGACGGTATTGATGTGGTCTATGCCCACATCGCTGTGGTAAATGATAATGGGTTCTCACTTCGTGAGAATTCCATTACAACCACACGTGAAAGATATCCGTTATTATTTGAACATTCTGATTTGCGAGTGGAAGATGTTGTTGGTTATATCGAAACAGACGCCAAACCAAATGAAAAAGGCGAGTTCATCGGAACCATGTATTTCTATAATACGGAACAAGGTCAGCACGCCAAACAATTATGGCTTGATGAAGTTATCAACGAGTTGAGTGTGTCTTACTACTTGGATGAATTCGACGTAGTTGACGACGGTACTGGAAATGTATTCCTCGACGTCAAAAACTGTATCCTCAAAGAGGTTTCTATTGTTTCAGTTGGAGCTGATAGAGCAACTGGTGAAGCTGTGTCAGATGTGACAACAGAGGACGACAAAACAGAAATCGCAGAAGTTGCAACAAACGCGCGTGAAGAAAGCGATTCTTATAATGTTCAGGAATTGTCAGAAAATTCAGACAATTTACCGGAATCAGAATCTGAAGAAGACGTTGAAGGCTCAGAGGTTGAAACGGAAGAAGTTGAACCGGAAGGTGAAACCGAAGACATTGAGCCAGGGGTTGTAACTGAAGAAGTGGTTGAAGAATCTGAAGAAGTTACAACTGAACAAGAAACCGAAAAATCCGAAGTAAATTCAGAAAATCCTACTGAAATTGTAGAAAATTCTGAAAATATTGAAGATTTGAAAAAAAATATCTTAAAAGATGTGGCAATTTTGTTGACATTGTAGCATTTTTATGATATAATATATTTATGAATATAAATGAAGAAAGGTTCATATCATCATGAAATTAATCGACCAACTTGAAACGATTGACAATCAGTTAAAAGACCTTGGTGACAAAATCAGCAATGCTGAGGATAAAGAAACCATTGAAGGTTTAATGGCTGAAGTCAAAGAATTGAAGAACGCTAAAGCACAATTGATTATCCAGACGGAGGAAGAAACAGTGGAAAAACAAGTATCAAAAAATTATCTAGAAACAGAACAAGCCTTGCATGATTTCGTAAAAATCCAAATGACTTCACATGGTGAATCAGAAATCAAGAACGCGTGGGAAGCTAAATTGGTAGAAAACGGTGTGACAATCACTGACAAAGACAATTACCTTCCTAAAAAGTTGGAATTGGATATTCAAACTGTACTCACACGTAGCAACCCAGTTTATCCAATCTTCAAACACACTAACGTTGGTGCAATCCTAGTAGCTCGTGACTTTACATCTGATGACGAAGCGAAGGTTCACGTGCCAGGTACTACTAAATCACGTCAAACTGCAACTTTGAAAGTTTCAGGTTTGAAACCTCGTATGGTCTACAAAGCTACATCAATCAACGAAATTGACAAACGTACAATTGACAATTTTGCTGAATTGTATCAACTATTAGTAGCTGAATTGGCACAACGTGTAATTGACAAAGTCGTAGACCTTGCCCTTGTTGAAGGTTCCGCAACTGATGGAGACACTGGTGAAGCTCAAAATGAAAATGGTTTCATCTCAGTTATGAATGAAACTAACGTTAACAAAGTTAAGAAAATCAACGGTAAAGCTGACCTTGTAGCAGCAGTAGAGCAAGCTGTTGACGGAATTGATGCACCAGGCAAAAAATATCTTGTCGTAACGAAAGCGCAAAAACGCGACATCTTGGATGCCCTCCGTAAGAAATTCCCACAATCAACATTCTTGAACAACAACCGCGATATCGCAAATGTGTTCGGTGTTGATGAATTGGTAATTTACCAAGGTACAAAAGAATTGATGCCAATCGTAATTGCACAAGACGCTTACCATGTTGATATGCAACCATTGAACCGTATCGAACAATTCCGTTTGGATACTAACGAAAACGATATTTTAGTAGAAACTCCAGCGACTGGTCGCCCAGTAGCGTTCGGCGGTGCTGTGGTTATCGACACAACAAAATAAAATAAGAGGTGACAGATATGGCAGTGACGAACAATGATTTCATAGATGATGTCAAATCATTCCTGAGAATGAACACGAGCGTCACAGCATATGATGAGGAAATAAACGGGTTGATTGATTCGGCTATTTCCTCCCTGGCTGTCGCCGGTGTAAATGTAGTGAAGAAAACACCACTGATTGCAGAATATGTGAAGACTTACGTTAGACGCCGTATGTTGCAAGATACATCGACAGCTTTTCAAAACTCGGAAGAGTCACGTGAAATGCACATCATCCAGCAGCTAACATATGGAAGTGGTGGTGGTGAAAATGTTTAACGAAGCGAATCTAATATTTGTGACACAAGAAAAAAATCGCAATGGTGAAATTATTGAAAACAAAACGAGTGAGTTATTTCCCATCGAACTTCAGAAGATTAACCGCGATATTCGTGACAAATATAACGAGCGAGGCATTGGACATTTTGTACGATTCAAAGTAAACCTGTTTGGGCACGACTTTGATACCACTAACATTCCGTATTTTGAGTATAAAAACCGTAGGTACAGTGTTACAGATTTTGTAGCTGACAAAACTGGAACTTCGTATTATATCGAAGGTACGACAACGGCCAAGAGAGGTAGCAATTGATGCAATATAAAACATATCGCGAATTTTACGACGAATTGACTGAAGCTCTGCCTGGTTGGGAGATGATTCTTGGTACCACGAAAGATGGTATTTCTGGTGATACATGTTTCTTAAATCAACGTGGCGGAAGTACAGTATACTCAGATGGTGTACCATTTGTACAGTCTGTCGTTTATGATGTAATATTACTTCAAGAACGTGCAGCCTTTACCAATGTTCGGTTGTTTGAACTCGTGGATGATGGTATTAATTTCACAGCGTATGATGAAAACAGCGGAATGAATGTATTCCTTGGACAAGTGACTTTGTTTGGACCAGGAGGTTTGCCAGATGAGTAATGAATTGGATTTACCAGCACTCCGTAAGGAGGTTCTGCAGATAGCTGATAACAAAATGCATGAAGTTGCGAAAATGGTGACCAACGATTTGAGATTATATGCACTCCAACACCAACGCACTGGCGAACTGATGAGAAACATTAAACTCATCGACGAATCAGCAAATGGCGTACCCACGTATGTGGTTGATGGTGGTAAACGTGCAGATTATGCAAATAAAGGCTATCACCCAATCACCTTCTTCATATATGAACCTGCAAAACGCACTCTTACCGACGTGTTAAGACGTGCAAGAAACGAATTCGAGGATTAATTCAGAAAGGAATTAAACAAAATGGCATTTAAATACAATGAACGTACCATGTTTCATGGTAACCAACGACTATTAATCGCAAAACTAGACAGCGCGACAGCTTACTCAGACGTCGTGTTTGGTACTGGATTGGTATCCGTATCCAACATGAAGGACGATTCCAACATCACGAACTTCCCAGCGGACGATGTCCCAGACCACGCAACCATCTCTGGTGCTCAATTGCTCAAAGGTACGATTAACTTTATGCAATTAGACCCAGATGTTCGTGTGAAATTCTTCGGACAAGAAGAAACAACCAATGGTAAAGGTTTTGCATCAGTTGGTGTATATCCACAACGCTTGGTACAATACGCAACACTTGGTACAAAACGTGATGGCGCACGCGCTTTGATGGTCACTGTCTATCCAAGTATGTCAGTAACGTCAAAACCATCAAAACAAACAACGACTGACAGTGCTGACAAACCAACAGCCGTTAACTGGGAAGCAGCCGTTCAGGCCTCTGGTAGTGACTTCTACAAGACAAAAACTGGTCGTAAATCAGCGGAATTTGAGTACTTCTTCTACGGTGAAGAAGTGGACAAGGTATTGGAATACATTGACAAAGGTGGAATTATCCTACCTGATTACGTTGCAGGTACTACAACCGTTCCAGCATCTGCAGTGACTACCTCACGAGGCCCTGGTGGATAATAAAGGATGGTAACGAATTATGAGTATCATTAAATTTAGTAAATGCAAGAAGTTCAAGCTCATCACAGGTAAAAACCTGTTAGAGCTTGGACAATCATTAGCCAAGGAACAAAACGCAGACAAACTACTTGAAAATACAGAACTCATCACACTCGGTTTGTATTTGGTTGATACTGAACCAAACCCAGTTGAGGGTAAAAAAGAGTTTGAGCGTTTGATGAAAAATGATGAAGAACGCTTCACAATTACAGACACACTGGACGCAGAAGAGCTGCTTGCCGACGTCCTTGGATAAACGAGTATTTATTTGGGTCGTTATTTTAACGGCCCTTTATTTGTAGAAGGAAATGAAATATGATTACAACACGACATGCAATAAAATACTATTTGAAAACGGGTCGTGACGTGTTCGACGATTATGCAGAGCTCGACAAACAGCAAGCAAAACTGGAATTGGGCGAGGATAACTCGGTCGCGCTCGCTCTTTCGAACGTGCTCGAAGGTCTAGACGCTGCAGGCCTGGATGTAGACAATTTGGATTTAGAATCGTTAATGATGCCTACCGTCGAATTGTCAGAAGATTCAGACGATGATGAAAGGGATTTTATTCCAGACCCACAAAACGAGCTTTTCAACAGAGCCATGGGGCACGCAAAGAAAGGTGCTGTGAGTAAAACTATTACGGCTTTGATTTTATCAAAAAACATTATGGCCGACATCTTATTAGATGCCCCATATGATATGGCCGTCTCTACCTTGAATGAGGCAGCTAAAGAACAAGAACGACAAATGAAAAAGTGAGGTGAATGAATATGGCTAACTCAGACCAAAAATTAACCATCCAGATTGCTGGTAATACGGTAGAGCTGGAAAGAAGTTTAAAAGACGTATCATCTGCAATCAGCGCCTCACGTAGAGAGGCTGGAGCCCTTAAAGATGAGTTGAAATTCTCACCTGGTAACGTTGAATTATTAACCAAACGCCACCAAGAGTTAACGCAAGCCATGGAACTATCCAAGGTCAAGGCGGAAATCTTACGTGAGGATTTAAACAAAATCGACCCACAGGTTGACCCTAAAGGTTTCTATAAGCTCAGCCGTCAACTGAATCAGGCTGAAGCAGATTCCCGTAAGTTTGGACGCCAACTCGAAGTCGCCAATACACAATTGGAACGCGCACAATCTACGGCTGCAACTTTCAAGTTTAACACCAATAATGGTATTAAGGAATTCCGTAACGACATCACTGGTGTTGAAGCTGCCATGGCGTCCTTGGGTGGGAAACGTAGCATTCTGAATTTTTCAACAGCTGGGAAATCAGTTGACGAATTAAAAAAGAACTTTGCAACGGTAAACAGTGCCATTGAGTTGATTGAACGTAAAAGTGAATTGCTCAAATCACAACTAGCAACAATTAACCCAACGGTTAACCCAAAAGGTTTTGCTGACGTTCAAAACAAAATTAATGAATTGACGTCAGATTTGTCCAGTCTAAATGATAAACGTACTGAAATCAAAGTAGCGTTACACGGTGACGATTCAGCCATTTCAAGCGCTCGCGGATTGGGTGCACGAATTGTTGCCGCAATCACTGGACGAACAAAAAACCTTTCAGGTGATTTATCAAACAGCGTATCAAATGACATCAAAACGGCATCCAACAATGCCAAAAGTGGCGCGTCCATCTTTTCGTCAGTAGGTTCGGCAATTGTTAGCGCTATCAAAAGTGGAGCGTCAGGTGTTGCCTCAATTGGTCACGGAATTGTGAGCGGAATCAGAGCGGGCGTCTCTGGGCTTGGTTCCATCTTCAATGGCATACTGAATTCAACAGTAAAACCATTTGCGAACGCAATTCGAAACACACTGGGCACTGTAATCCAAGGTGGATTACTCACAATTGGTAACGCAATTACAAATCAGCTGTTTGGTGTATTCAATGGAGTCAAGGACTCGCTCAATGAAACCAACGTGGCAGCAAAATCACTTTCATCGGTGCTATCTTTCAACGGCGTAGAAAATGGCGTCATTGAATCAGTAACCAAGGATATGGCTGAATTTGCAAGACAAACAACATATTCTGCTGGGCAAATGGATAAGGTCGTTGCGGCCCTATCATCTTCCAACGTTGAAGCGTCGCAAGCTGGGTCGTTAGCCAAAGCCATTGCGGGTGCATACTCACTCCTTGGGGATGGTTCACAGAAAATATCTGACATCGGGGTAATCTTCAGCCAAATCAACTCTGCCGGTAAATTGATGACTCAAGACTTCAACCAGTTGAGAAACGCTGGTATTGGTGGAGCCCTCAAAAAACAAATTGAGGAAATGTACCCAGAGATTCTGGCTGGTCAAAAGAGCTTCAACGACGCCATGGCAAAAGGCGTAATCTCAGCCGAGATGGTAAACGCAGCCATCACGAAAATCGGTACAAGTGAACAGGCACAAAAAGCCGCAACTGTGCCAAAAACAATGGGTGATGCATTTGCGTCACTAAGTGAGACAATCGGCCAAAAATTCAACGGTATCTATCAAGATATGACGAACCGAGGTATCAATTCAGTCAGTCGTATTACTGATTATATCCAGAACCTGGATATCACAGGAATCACTGACAAACTGTACGCAGTATTTGACTTCGGAAACAGATTTAGCGAAACCATCCAAAACGCAATATCTGGAATAGATTTTTCATGGATATTGACCAGTGTTAAAGCTGTGTTTGATGGAATCCTAAGAATTACAAACATCTTAACCGATACTGTAAAATCAGTATTTGGGAATATAGATTTCTCAAGTTTCGTCGAAGTGTTAAAAGCTGCGTTTACCCCATTACTTGCTATTCTGACATCCGCAAGTGAACTGATTAAAGCGTTATTCAACTCAGACGGTATAAAAACCTTCGGTGAGTTCCTCAAGTCATCAGTTCTTGGTACGTTTAACCTAATCACAGACACTTTATCCAATAGTAAAGTGACTGACGCAGTTAAATCAATCGGTGATTCAATAGGTGGCGCCCTCGGTGTTCTATCTAAAGGATTCCAAACCATCTTCGGTGATGGTTCAGGATTGACGGATGCCTTTGTATCTGCGTTATCTCTTGTTGGTTCAGCATTGTCTGGAATCGTTGGATTTATGGACAAACTGGCAAACAATGAAACATTCAAAGCAATTGCAGAAGACGTGAGAAACACGATTGGTAATATCTGGGAAGCCTTCACAAATCTTGGAAATAGTGATTTATCTAAAATCATCAACTTCGAAAACCTTGGTAAAATTGTTGATTATGTCCTTGGTATTGTCCATTCAATCACAAGCGTGATATCTAGTATTGACTTCTCTGCCATTATTGACACAATCACGCCAATTCTGGAATTTATCGTTGATAAACTCACTCAGTTGTTCGGCATGTTGGAGAATGTGATTCAATACGCTGCTAACATTGGGCAAGCCTTTATTGACGGTTTCGGTAGTGTATCAGAAACATCAGAAACAGCAGCAAGTGGATTCCAAATCTTCGCAGATATCATAAGTTCTGCTGGTGACGTCATCAACTGGTTGATAGGCTCAGTTGAAAAATTGGGTGAGATTTTCACAAAATTATTACCACCTGAGCTATTCACCGCTCTTGGTAGTCTATTGACTGACTTCCTAAATCCAATCTGGGAGTACATCAAATTCGTTGGTGAATACCTTGGTAATTTCTTCGACGGAGTATTTAAATCAATACTTGACACGCTCGGAGATAACCCGCTCGGAGGATTGCTTGACGCTCTCGGCGAATTACATAAGGCGATGCAGCCAGCTATTGATTTGTTCAATCAATTCCTTGAGGTTGCTAAACCAATCTTTAACGTGATTGCCAACATTGTAGGTAAAATCGTTGGATTCGTAGCTGGTCGATTCATTAAGTCATTAGTGGATGGTATCACAGATGTTGTAAAAATCTTAACATGGATTATTGAGAAAATCACAGGCTTCGGAAAATGGCTCGGCGAAGTCGGAAGCGGAATCGTTGGAACAATAACCAAGTTCTTGGGTCTCGACTCTAAATCGAGCGGTGCAAGTTACTCAGCTGTGAGTTACAATGCAGCCAGCGCGTCATACGCGAATTACTCAGCCATTTCGAACAGCCGAAATGATGTAGCCATTAATGTCTATGCTCAACCAGGTATGGATATCACGTCATTAGCACGAGCAGTACGCCACGAGTTCACCGTTGGCACTGCCTAAATGTAGATTATGGAGGATATAAATCATGATTACAATACGTGGTAATAACGTTCGGAAGACCGTGAAACTCTTCGAAGTCTTCCGAACAACCTCCACGTCTGGTGACAATCAAACATTACCAGACGAGACGAATCAAAATCTGTTCGTTGTCGGTTTCATCATCGGTGACGATGCAATTATTCGTTGATAAGGTGCCATTATCGTTGATAATGGCTCTTTTTTGTGGTATAATAGTAGTAGAGTAATATCTATCATGTATCATATATACAGAAACGGAGTACAAACATATGACAGTACGAATTTTCGACATCATCCCGATGGATGTCAATGAGTTTGAAAAAAATAAACAACCAGCCAATCACGTGGCGCCATTATATAACCCGAGCAACCTAGGTGGTGGATTCTCACGTGATGTTTCTGGAGCTCTAGTTGCCAATAACGAAACCATTACATTTTCGATGATTTTCAAAACGGATATAGAATCCACTGGATATACAAAATACAAACAAACCGTTGAAGCGTTAGCCTCTCGTGATTTAGTCTGGCTACGCTACGCCGTTCCAAATTCCAATGGTGACTACACATTTGCCTATCGACCTGGATTTATCTCAGCGATTACAAAGACAGAGGCTAAATATCAAAATGGTGAACTATCTGAGAAAGTGTCACTCACAACGGTCGGCCCTTGGTTTCAATTGTGTGAATTTTCTGTAAATTCTACGTCAATTGATTTAACGGCAGCCAATATCACGAATCATAACAATGGATATCGTGTGTTTTCGAAAAATCCAAAAATGCACAAATTCGGATATCCATACTGGTATAAAAAACTAGTTGTTGACGTCGTGAAAGAAGCACTCGGCTGGTACACAAAATGGGGCAATCCGTTGCAGGAAGGTGACAAAAAAGACGGATTGTTTGCGATTCATGCTCCCAGCATTTCACCAATCGAAGATGTAGCACTATCGAGCAACGTAGAGCAATTTGATTACCAAATCAACAGAATTAAAGGGAAATCATTCGTAAACGAAGGCACAAACATGAATTTTGGTGCAAGTATTGAGAATTACTCATCAGATTATCAACGCACGCGTGATGATTATTCCTCATTCTTACTGATTGGTGAAATTACCGCTCAAAAATGTGTCATTGCATTTAAAACTGCGCGTGGTTCAGCTGTAACCAATCAATTTACCATTTCTGAGGCGTCTGGTTTCCACATTGATTCGGCACCATGGGCAAACTTCTACGGAGTGAAACATGGTAACAACCCACACGATTTAAACAGAACAGTCTTTGGTGGAATTGATGCATCATTATTCACCAAGACAACTGCAACACGTGATGAAACCCTGACCATTACTGGTGGGCGATTCACTACCGTTATTATGAGAAAGGAGATACTCTGTGTTTAGCAACTGTTTAGCAATCTGCGACATTTATTCCGCAAAACCTGCATTTTATCACAATGACGATGACTACCATTTGAATCGAATTGGTCGATTTATCGCCAAAGACTTTGATATCACCATTGGGAGTCTTTATGGCTCCACGAATGGTACAATCACTGTACCACAAAACACGGAAATCATATTTCCAATTAAAATCGGTGATATTATGAATGTCACACTCGTCAATTATGGCCATACGTCACGTAGTGTCTCTTATTACTTCCCTGAGCTTTTTGCTGGAAGACATACCGTTACAGCTCTCAGTGAATCCTGGAACAAACTCATGCAGGCCTATACCATTTCATCGATTGATGGTGGTCGTATTGTGTTATCTGATTATAATAAGTTCAATCACAGTCTGGTTACTGTTGGTTATGCCGGCTCAGTTAGTCAAATGCCATTAGCTGACCTTGTAGAGCGCGTGACTAAACGCGATATGAGAGCGTATGCCTGCAGACAATATCCATACACAATTGGTGATGAAACCTTCTGGATGCCATTTCGTTTATCTAATGAAATCAACCCGGATGAGTTAATCACATCCTTTAATGACGATTTCAAGACAACGAACGTCAAACCATATGACATTCTATTAAAGGCCATCAAGAATTGTGGGCTTTACACACGTAGTAAAACGCCAGTCTGGGGGTCTGTGGTTGTGACAGACGAACAAGGCCCATATGTGTTATCCTATATCATTTCGCCAGACCTTGGCTGGTCTACAATCACACGAATTAACCCTAGTAGTGATGTACGATTTACAAACGTGAAGAATGCATCGGCTGCAACTGTCTGGATTCAAAACGGTAAAAATGGTGATGATTATGTCCGCGCTGGTGTCATCGTAGCAAAACAATTCAGTGACGGTTCAACCAAATTCACAACATTAAACAACGTGTCAGAATCCGACTATAAAGGCTTCGGGATGAGTGAAATTCCGAGTATCTTAATTGGTTATGACCAGTTGTTGAACATTGAGAAATTGTTCCCGAAAAAGGAAAAAATCGGCATGAAACGTCCGAACAAAACGACGTTTGGTGGTGACAAAGAGGCATATGAAGCGAGTAAGTCTGCTTATAAAGAGCGCGTAGGCCAAACACACGGTAAGAATGATGAGCGAGAAAAAGCCATTGAAGCTGTGAACAAAGCGGTAAAAGACACACTCGGTGACCCAATTAACCCTTGGAGCGTATCAGAAATCCTGGCGGATGCTCTGGCTATTGATAGTTCAACCATCGAACATCATGACCCTGTAGAATTTAACGGCGAGTCGTACGACTGGTATGGGAACATCTTGAAGAATGTCCGTGAACACGTAACTTCTGGAATGACTGGACAATATACACCGGTATTTGTTGAGTTTGATAACAATGACAAACTGGTGAATCGTGACGCGTTTGAGATTGGTCACCAAGTTGTTTTATACATTACAAACTCATTTGGTGTATCCATTCGCGGTGAATATGCAACCGTATCAGAAGTGCACTACACACCAACTGGCATCAAATACAAGGCCATGGTTACGTCATAAATGAAAGGTCATATAAACTATGAATCATTACTACGCAAAAATATTACCGAATAAATACGTGGCGACAAATATCGGAGAAACTGTACCACTCATCGTAGAACACAACATATACGATTGGAGTATAGGTGAGGTTAAAATCTTATCCGAAAATTACGCCGAAATTATTACGGATGATACCCGCGTACAGATTGGTGGAAAATTATCAGCCGGCGCCTTCTTGTCGGCTGGTACTACCAATCACCACATACGCGAAGTCTCTATCGTTGAACATCCGAAATTTGAAGATTGTGAAATACTACATGAAATGGATAAATATAAATTGTCAGAATATTCTGACAATTTATAAATATACTAGAAAGGTGTATAATTATGAAAAATGCAATGACATTTGAAACCGACGGTTCGGACCAATATCTAACACACGCAGTTGATGACGCCATTGTGACAGACGCTCTGATATCGGCTAAACACACGCTACCAGACGTGAGGACTCCCGATTTTTACGAAGATATTCCCGTCAGTCATGAATCTAACGGACGTGGTGCCGCACCCATTTATGTTACGGAATTTGATGCATCTCTTGGAAACAATGACTATGTATTTATTAAGAAACTCCGTGGCTACATCGCCGGGCGTTATTTTGAAGTGGAAAATGAAACCACAGGGATTCAATTCAGTCGTAATCAAGCCATTGGATGTATTATGATACGCGCGTTCTCAAATGACGTAGAAACAAAAATACAAATACTACCGAGCATTTACACACCATATGCCGGTGGACAAGCCGACCCCAAAGGCAAATCCATAAATGACGTAAGTCGAACCCTCGAGAAATCAGAATCCGAGAATTTATTGAATTATATCCTTGTATGGCGTGATTTAACTGACCAAACGAAACGTCTGCGCGTGTCTGCCAGAAATGGTGGAACTATCACGGATAATAAATATGACCCATACCTATTAAAATTCAATCTCACACAGACTGTAAGAAAAATCATGGGCTCAGTCGATGGATATCAAAATGTATTCACAACACGAGCCGAGAACAATGCTCACAATATCGTCACAAATAATCATGAGATGGGTCTCATCGGATTAAAACCACTTGGTGAGACCGCTTTCACATCATGGGACGAAGCTGGGGACAACGTCGCTGTTAAATGGATAGAACCTGACGGAATGAATATAGCTCTTCCATACGGTACACAATCCGAGAAATATGGAACATATGCCGGGGTAATTTATAAGAATACCAATCAACCTGCGCCAATCATAAATAGTATAAATATACGCGATGTTGAATCTTCTATACCAAATTCAAACTCTGGTTACAATTTGAATAATAAATATCGTTCAGCATTCTCCAGTGAAGAATCTGATTTTTATTTCACGGTTACACGTGAAACGGTATTCCCCGGGTCCATTGATTCTGGATTCAATGACAGAAACACATTCGTGTCGAGAGATTCAACAATCAGGAAGGTATTGACAGACAAACTAACAGACGTTTGGGCCCCTGTTGATTTTAAATTATCAGATATCAACGTCCAAGTGAAATCCATTGAGTATCTAGCACCAAATGACGCCTATGCAGGTTATGGCACTCTTATACCGTCGTATGAACGCGATTTTAAAACTAATTCAAGAGCCAAAAACATTGCACGTGTACGAGTATCCTTCACGACGAAAACACCTGTTTTCCGTGGTTGGAAACCGATTAATGATAATGGCACAAATCACCAGTATTTTGACGCGCAATATAACATCACATTTAAACAGATGACACGAGATATGGTGTTTCTCATTCCTCTGTCTGGAATTCGTGTATATGATGTCAAGACTCAGCAGTTTGATACGCCACTATTTGAAGAGCCTTACGATTTCTTTCAGAGAGCTCTAAAATCATCCGGTATGAGTGATACTACGTTTTTTGCCAAGATGCTAGTGGTACCATGTTACGGTACGTTCCGTGAAATGTTCCTGGCAGAAAACCGACGGAAACTAGTTCAAGAGATTGCGAATAAAACCGTCACATTGACTCCAAAAGATAATGGTGGTTTTATCCTAGACACTCTCTACAACACCACAACAAGCGCGCTGAAACCATTTAATTAGACGAGGTAATTACAATATGATAAGAGCATTTACATTCGAATCCGCAAACACAAACAGTCCACAATTACAACCATATGACGCGAAAACAGATGCCCGTGTACGTCGAGATATGTTCCTTGGTCAAGGTGACGTCATCGCTACTGGTGATAAAAATGGCCAGATTAATACCGGAGACGTCACATTATCAAAGGATGGCGCCACATTCACTCCAGCTGGCTACGTCGTCTTTATCGCCGGCGGTCGTATGTTTTCCATGGTTGATGAAAAAATAACCATTCCTGTGAAACCTCTAAATGGTAGCCGTCAAGATACATATATTGGTTCCTTGTTCGTTGAAATCTCAGCCAATGGCCCTGACTATATCAAGATTAACAACAACCTTACGGAAATACCAGTTGGTAATAATTATGACGCCGACAATTATGTCTCTAAGTTTGATATCATCATCACGAAGCCAAATGGTAAATATACGGCGTACGCTGCCATTTACAACAACGCCCAGTACGCTGCAGGTGGAACGTTTGACATATCCAATCTCGGTAAGACCATGAGCGGGACACCAGCTCCGTGGCGCGGACAGTTTGCACTGCATGACGACTTACGATTAACCAACAACAACGGTCACATCACAATCGTTGGAACTCTCAGGGAGTTCGATGCCACTAACAGTTTGAACATTATAAACACCGACGGATTGATGAGTTTGATTAGAGACAATGACAATAATAATGTGTGGCTTGGCAAAATCATAATTATCGGTGATAGGTTCACTGGTTCTGGATTTGCTGTCCCGGGTGACGGTAACAACTTTATCAAGTTAGAAAATTACCGACAATCAGCGCCAACAACTGGAAAACAGTCAAACGTTTATATCATCATTGAGCTGGATGGTTATAAATTGAAATATAATACGAAATAGAGTCGTAGTCGTACGACTTGTCATATATATCATCCGCCATGGGAGTAGGGCTACTCCTGTGGTTTTTTATTTGTAATTTTAAAGTCTCGTGTTGTGTCATTGGCCTGGGAGTAGCGCTACTCCTTGGTATCACATGATAATAAAAATCCTTGGGAGTACGGCTACTCCCGAAATATAAATATTACATAAATATATATGTAACGCAACAATGCAAGAGAGGTATATGAATTGATTGGGCTGGCCGTCTTGTGGGAGTATCCGTACTCCCTTTCGTTGTCTATGGGTAAAAACCTTGGGAGTATACCTACTCCCACAGTTATATAGGACATAAATCACCGGGAGTAGCGCTACTCCCACCCATTATATATGGTAATATAGGCATTATTTGTACAGTATTCCACATAGTATCCGTACACCATATCAAATAAATCATAAATTTTTGATAAAATTAGTGTCGTACGACTTGACATGAAATTTAAAATGTGATATTATCAAGATGTAAATAAATAACGGCTGCGTCTTTATCTCATTGTTGTCTTACACACAGCCAAAGACAACCGTTAAAAAATAATTTATTTACAAATATACATTACAACACAACATAATAGAAAGGACGTGACCAACATGTCAAATCCATTTACCATTTCGCTGCCACACGATTTAGCGCAGCATTTCATCGAATACCGCGACGACATCACCAATCCTGATACACTAACCTCATTGGTTAGATTTGGATTGATTCACGCCGCCATTGCAACTCCAGAAAGCGAGTTGGAAAAGAATAACAAAATCAAGACCGTGGCTGTACGATTACGTACACACATCAAATATCCTAACTACATTATTGTAATGGCCATCAGATTTCACAAAATGATTGTAGCTGCTGATAAGACCGTTGAGGAATTCATAGCAAGTGAATCAGCCACAGAAACGTTCAACATCATCACCGAAGCGTACGCTAAGGCTACTGATAAATTGAAGGCAGAAAATAAAAAACGTCGTACAGTAAAACCAAAAGCCTCAGCTCATCGCAAGGGTACATCTGTATCACGCAGCAAGTCCGATAAATCACGCCAAATACTCGTGTCATTCCGTGACGACATTAATAAGAACGCTCTACTCTATTATGCAGTGAAATACGTAAATGACATCATTGCACCAAATGGACGCAAGAGCGACCCGGAGAAATTCCAGTTACGCGGTGATTTACTCAGACGCGCTCAAGAATTTAATGCAGCACATCCAGAGGCCGTGGTGACGTTCAAACATAAACACCTGGTGACGCGTGCAGCTGAATATAATATAGATAACATCATTGATGAGAAAGAACGCGACAAAGCGCGTGCAATCATCGCTGATATCAAGCGTGGCGGTGCCTGGACGTATGTCGATAAATCGTACACCGACAAGTTGGAAAATAGAATCGACTATTTCTACAGTTTATATATCATCGTCCCTGGATTACTGGATGAAGTTTGTGAAAAACTTCACAAGCCTGATGATGAAGATGCACAACAATAGAAAGGTAATATGGTACTAATATCATGGAAAATACAACTATCACATTAACAACACAAGCACAAACCGTAACACCCGGAGCGGCTACAAGTTGGGCAAATCATTCACGGAATAAAACAAGAAACGCAAATCATAAGACTCACAATGAGAATATTGATTTGAATGAAACCAAAAACAACAAAATGATTTTGGACGCTCTGGACGTTGCTGATGGCGTAGCTGAGGATAAAACCATCAGTGACTTCGTAGACGAACTATATCAAGAAGATGTTGAGCGATATAATGAAAATCGTGTGGATAAAAGACCATCACGCGCCATTCACAGCTACGCAAAAGACCGCCTCGAAGTGGACAGACGCCAGAAAGAGCCATACGTTGAGATGGTATTTGCCATTGGCTCATCTGCTGAGGTAACTAAAGATGGTCTCCCACATTATCATGGAACTGATAACGTAGGTGCAAGCGTAAGCGGTGGGAGTAATGTTACTCCAGTTGTGGAATTTGCAAACATTGACCGAGAAGGGCCAGAATGGTCGGCGCGTGTTTCAGCACTTGAAGAATTTGGAAATAAATTACCAGGACTACTCCAAAATTTCAAATTCTATTATATCGCGCTTCACGTTGATGAAACAAACCCGCACCTTCACGCTGGGGCTGTTCCATTCTATTCAATTGATGAACAGAATAATAAAACGAATAAGAGCCAACTCATCAAACACCAATCAGGTGTATCAAATGCATTTATTCGAACTGCTGACGAATTGGGCTTACCAATTGCGCAGAACAAACAAGGGAAACCGATTGCGACATCAGCATTTAAAGAAGTCGTAGACGGGTATTTAAAAACTGAGCTATTGCAATCATATAGAACTGCCAAAAATGACCACACAATTAAACGGGCCGAGCCTAGACCAAGACGTGCTAAAATCTCCATGCAGGAATATCGAAAACTGGTACAACCAATTACTGACATTGCACAGGAAATGGCACAAATACTAGAAAATTTAAATAACGCTAGAAGCTCACTAGAAGCGATATACGAGCGTTTAGATGATGATGACCGTATTGCGTTGGATAGTGCATCAGAATCGATTAGAGAGGCTGAGAATGGCTCTGAGGACCTGCTCAGTCGATTATCGGAAGTGCAACGTGCTATTACAATCCCAAATGAACCATCTGGCGGGTCTTCTGATGATGATATCATCCAATCTATTGACCTCGATGAAATCATTTCATCCATTGACGGTGGTTCAACCATTTCGCTAGACGTTTAATTAATCCCAATTTTACAGCTGATTATTTCAGCTGATTGTGACATTATTGTTGACACAACCAGTAGCCTGTGATATAATTAATAATGTAAAGGTAACGTACTTTTACAAATCCTGTCTTTCCCGCAGTTGACCAGTTCAACTGCATTTTTTATTCTTCCAGGTTCTGTGATTGGTAATAAGATATTGTTAATAAATTTTTAAAAAATTAGTGTTTTTCTATTGACAATAGTGAATCCATGTGATATAATTAAAGTACAATCAGATGAAGATAAAAACCATCATGATTGTCATGACGTTAATTTGCATGGACTTAACGTATCCTTTCTAATTTCTATGTTGTTGGACCAGGTTCTCTCCTGGTCGTTTTTATTTATTTTTGCACAAAATCCTTGACATAGCCAGTGATTTGTGATATAATAATAGTAGATATAGAAAAAGTTGTTTATACACGTTTTTTATCTTTTGAATTTTCCAAACGTTGTGCAGCTGAGTAAATCAGCTGCGTTTTTTTTTGTCTTCTCGAAAAAAAAAAACGAAAAAAAAAAACCAGGTCTGAGGGGGTCGAAAAAGGCCCTTTCAAACAAAAAAACAAAAAAACTTAAAAAAATCTCAGTGATTTTCTGCATATATATCTGAGTTTTACATAGATATTTGAGGTAATTTTCACGTTTTACTCTCTTTATAACCTTTATTTTTTTTTTTTTTTTTTTGGATTTTTATATACTCTATTTTAAAAACGTTGATTTAAAGCCATTTCTAAGGTATAATATATAGAAAAAAAAAAACAAAAAAAAAAAAAGAATAATTACATTTACTAATATATAAAATACATACCAATATATAGGATTTTTTTTTATTTGTTTTTGTTTTTTTTTTTCAAACCTGTTGACAACCTCAAAAAAAGTGGTATAATTAAATCATAAAAACATAGCCGAAATCGAAATGGAATGATTTAACGTGTAGACGTAACGACTGGATGTAAAAAAAATAAATCAAAAGTGTTGACATATGGATTTCGATATGATATAATTATCTCAACATAGAAACATACAACAAAGAAAGGACGAACAACGTCATGGAAAAACAACAACAAATTATCACATTAACACAAAACATCATTGATAATAATGATGATAAACTCGCAACCTCTTTTGGTTTCCACTCAAGCGTACTGGACGCGCGATTCAATCGTGAAACATTCGGAGCGTTAGCAAATGGTGAATTAACCCAAGGGATGAATGAAACCAAACTGGATGAATTAATTGATGAAATTCAATCGGTAATCAGGAAACTGGATGCTTCAAGTTTTTTGAGACCGAATAAGAAAAAATGGATTTCTTGCATTCGTGAATACTGCAATTTCGACATGGAAGAATCACGCGACTTGGACTTAAAATTAGCAAGTGGTCAAACATTGAGCGATGATGAAAAAGCAAAGCTTGGAAAATTCACAACCAAGAAGAGCTATGTGGAAATATTCGAAAAAATGCTCGATATTTTGGACCTCAAATCTGAAATTGAAGAATTAAAAATAAAATACAATCAGTATGATGATGAAGAAAAAAAATCAACTGTTGGTAAAGCGTTGGCTGAATCAATTAAGGAACGTGAATCGGATTTACCGACCGCTAGTAAAACAGCTGGTAAAACAGTAAAATTCTTGGTTGAGTTTGTTACAAATGTAACAGAAGAGCAATTTACGGTTAGTAAATTCAATAACAAGGTGGTTTTCTCAGTACACTTGAGAAATCCAGATGGTAGCCCGTATGAGATAAACTCAACATCAGCACTGGCATTTACTGAACAATTCACAAGCCTGCTTCCACAAAACTTAAAGACACCGATAGCTCATATGGCTCAGACATTGATTGAAATCTACGACATTGGTAATCGTGGTGATTATCTAACACCATTTAATAATACGGATACAAATGAATATGTAGAACGATTTGCTGAGCACATCGATTCACAAATCGGCGGCGGCGGTTTTGCAGCCTATATGTTATATCCGTTGTTATATAATGACCCTGAAGTACGCAAAAACCTCGGAATTAAAAGACACATCTTGGTAGGTACTATGGCATCAACTGGTAAAACCATCCTTGGTAAATTCTTAAAATTGTTCTACAAGGATTTACCATTTGATATCAGCACACGTCAAGAAACAACGGGTAAAGGATACACCGGTGGAAAAAACCGTTGGAATGAACAAATCATTGGTAAATCAATTGTATATATCGACGATGATACTGCTGACAACGTAGATGTTATTGACCGTGCTGATTTTTACAAAAATTTGTGGGGTAAAAACGGTTTAACTGTTGGGGCATCTGGTAAAGAAACCAACGCGACGTTCACTGGTTACTGTTATTCAAATGCAAATAGATTCGATGCTTCACTGTCAACTCAAGAGCAAGTGTCAAAACGTGTTTATATCTTCATGCTGAATAAACTGTTTAAAGATTCATTCGCACCAACAGAATCAAGCATTTTCTATAATATGGGTACTCCAAGTTCTCCAATCACAAGAGATTCAGTAATCAATTACTTGAATGAACATATTGATGACGCGATAAACTGGTTGGTGAATTACACACAACCTGAGGATGTAACCAATGCTGGTATCGGTGAAGGAACAAGCGAGTATGATTTGATTGTATTGATTTTGAACCTCATAGCAAAAGTAACTGCAGATAATAAAGAAGGTGTAACACCATGGGTGCCATTAAATCACATTAAAGCCGTGTTCGGTGCATATGTGGATAATACAAAAATCACCGGTAAATCTATCGCCGCGCTTGGAAATGGAAAATATTTCAAATCCGGAACGTCACTCATTGCTCAAAAACGAATCACAGTTGGCGACGCAACTGAAATAGCTTACCTAGTTGGAAAACATCCAGGTGCTAGCACCGTTTACTGTATCACGTTGCAGCCAGACATAACACTGGACGATTTCGATAACCTTACCGATAAAGACCGACAAGAATTAACGCAATTATTTGATGAAGCCAACAATGAAGCTGCACAAAACGAAGCAGCTGGTGGTGCAGGTTCTCAATCAATGCTTACTCCTGACAAAATTCAGGCAATCTTATCAGTAAACGTCGCAACAGATAAAGATGCTGCGCGTGAAATCATCAAATCTGTTATCTCTGCTGTTTCGGCAGACGAGGAAATGATGAATGAACTGAAATCATTAATCAACAACGACATAACAACAACAAAATAAAGAGGTACAACGTCATGAAAAAATCAGAAACAATTGCATTACAGAATGGGATATTCAATCTTAAGTCATTCCCGAATCATGAAGCGTATGCAGAAGATTCAATCTTTACACTCCAGCCTTTGGACAACCTTTATGCAAAGGTACGAGTAGCTGACGCACATAAATTCGATTCTTTTGAATCATTCACCAACACGATGAGGCTAGGTGTACGAAATGAATCACGATTGATATCAGCATTACTGCTTGACGGTAAACCAATTGCTCAGGCAACGGACGAAGAATTGGCACGCGTCAAATCAAAAGACCAAATGGTTTATCCACTAAACATGTGGAACCTTGCTAACTACCGTGAAGACGGTACAACAGCTGGAACCAACATCATCAACACTGGTGCAATCTTAATCGATATAGATGATACAGACAAATCTGTAGATTATATCGTGCAGGTTCTGAACTTGTTAAAAACAGATTGGATGCTCGTGTCGTCATTGCGTCACAAGGAGAACAGGACCAAGGTGCATATTATCTTGCCAGTATCACAACCAATCACAGAGGCCGTTGTTTATAAACGGACCTGGTGGAAACTCAATGAATACTTCAAGCACTTCGGTATTAATATAGACACGCAAGTGTCTGATTGGACGCGACGGATGTATTTGGCGAGTTCTGATTTGTGTCGACGAAATATATCAACAGGGCATGGATTGGTTCCAGTTCTTGAGAAGACGCAGAAAGAAATTGAACGCGACAGACGAATGGAAGAAGCCGCCAAGAACGCTGGACAATTAAAACTTGCCAAACTAGATTTGGAAACTGCGGCCATCAAAGTAGCAACAGCCAAGGATGGAGAGCGGAATGGGACACTGAACAACGTGTTGTGGTTCCTGAAACAACGAGGTGCAACCATTGAAGAATTACGAGCCGTGGCAAGCGTATCAAATGTGGAAACACGTCAAGAACTAATATCAACGTTTCGCTCCGCAACTGGATTCGAATTTTAAAGTCGAGTTGTACAACATGGAAAGGATATATAACATGAAAAAACAAACACTAAAACTACACGACGATATAACTAAACAATTACTAACACTAATGGCAGCTTCCGTTGGATGTATGAACTCTGTGAGAAACGCAGTAGCTAAATCAAACAATAGCTCAGGTCGTTCAGTGATTACCATTGATGCTGAGACTGATAACAAAATATCAATCACTGGGTTTATCAATGATGACAGTCGAAACTCTACACAGTTTGGGACAATGGTACGACAATACGACATATCATATCTTGATAAACAGGATTTATCCGACAAACACGATTTAGTCCTTTATTATCTGCTATCCGTCGTGTTTGAATGTTTTGCCGACTCTGACGATAAAGTAGAATTGGTCATTGGTGGAAATAAAACATCATGTGAATTTATTCATAACATAACCTCAATTTTGAATATTCATACACATTGTCTGTATAAATGTGAATGTTTATGCAGTAAGTGTAACGAGGTATAGCCTATGAATACCAGGGAGAAAAGTAGTGGCAACGATAAATCAATGTTCTTCATGATGAGGGCAGCGTATCTGGAGCGTGTCAAAGCTCCTTGTGTTTGGATGCATCTGTATAAAAAACATCATACGGACATACTCGTTGAGAAGGATTCCAATGATGAACTGATTATGAACACAGAGCTGGCAACATTCTTCAAAGATGGTTGCGCTGATGACTCCATATCTTTACAGGTTGATGACGTTACGTACATCGTATCATTCAAACAATTGCAACGCTGGGGACTGAAGCGATGTCGTGAGTTGAATAAACATTCTCACAGATATAATTACAATCATCATACGTCAGCCGAAGAGCTGCTAGCGCAATGGATTCATGAACATCTAAAATAAATAATAAAAAAAGTGGTGAATTGCTTGACGCGTCGCCACTTTTGTGATATAATATGTATATAGAATACCACAAAACATATAGAAAACCCCCCGGGCTACGCCCTTGATTTGGGAGGGTAAAATTCG